TGACATTGTATAATGTGGAATCCCAGGTTTTGGTTGCTTCGCCCCTCGGTAAAGAACTTAACTATGCACGTGCCCGCGGTTTTCCATCAGTAGGCTCTTTGGTCAAATGGATATCTACGCATACGCCTTCGCCTCGCTTTGTTGATTGGCCGACCAATCCTATACAGGCCGGAGTTCTTTCTTATGATGGCCTGGCGGCGGGCGTTGAGTACAGTTATGCTCTCAATGATTCTCCTGTCGTTGTAGTTAGATCTGTTTATGATGAGAAGCATCCTATGAGTCGTGTGCATAAAGGTATACCACTTGGCATGAAGCACTTTTGTGGTGCGCACACCACACAAGCTTACAAGCAACACCGGATTGTTTCTTTAGCCGCTATGAACAAAGGCGAGGCTTTTGAAACTTTTTCTTGTAAGGTAATGATGGGTTCACTTATTGTTCCCGGTTCCGACTCTTGCCCACATTGTTATAAACCACCCAAGAGGCCCCGTTTTGCCAGGCTCACCCGTTGGTGGGATAATACAGGCAAGAAGTGGAAAGATTCTGCGCATGCCCTGTTCACCACTCGGAATGTTGTGAAGGCAATCGCTGTTGCGATTGCGTCGACCACTATAGCCTATGCAGCCTACAAAGCTACTAGCTCTTCGTCAGTCCCCGAAGTGGAACACCGAGAATCACGAGCCACGCAGAGACAGCGCCGTAAGGGCGTTGCGGCGCGTAACAATGCACGCTCATGGCGTTGTCGCAATTTCACTGAAGGGAAACGCGAGTCCAATCGGTTCTCCCGCCGTGGTGGTTTACCGGCTGATATAGAAGTCACGTACAAAGGGAAAAAATTTCGTGTCGATGAGAATGAAGTCGACTTGGCCTGGGACGATTTCATAGAGTATCGTAACGCACGCCGTTCGGGTGACTTTGACGCCTGGGATGAAGACTATTATGAATCTAAACGATCTGGCGGTGCTGCAGCAACTTTTAGGGTCTTAGAGCTTCTTGATGAAATCCAGTACGGTGGTCCCATGGATGTTCATGAGGCCCAAACCGAAATGCGCGACCTCATCCGCCAAGACCCTGCATTCGAACACATGATGTATGCCCTTGCAGGCCGAGAAAATGTCCCTTATCTCCGTGATAATGTGGCGCGTGGTCTTCGTGAAGCATTGGTCAATGCTGGCACGCAGAACAAACGCGAAGAATGGAACAAAGGCATATTCTATTTGCAAGGCACTGTACCTATCGACGGTAAGCCTAAAGTGTTCACCACGTTCTATACATTAAGCCCTACTATGAACGCGCAAATCTTGGTCACTGCCCGGCATGGTTTGACAATTCCAAAACCTGGTGCGCCCCATATAGAGTTATTACCACTTGAACATCAGGTTGGGCAGAAGATCAAGCTTTTTTCTGCTGACGGCACCCAAATTGCGCCTGCTGAAGTGCTTTACGTCTCAGACGACGTTGATGACGTTGCCATCCTTTCAGCACCCGTAGCACATTGTCCTGGTGTCAAACCTTTCAAGCTCGTCGAGACCAAACAAGCAATGGTTTTTGCTCCTCGTATAGCTGATGATGCTATTAAATTAAAAGAATGGTCTTTTGGGCAAGCTACGCAAGAGTTAGTCCAAATGAATGAGGGCGAACGTCTTTTCAAACACACAGTCGATACCAATCATGGTGATAGCGGATGTCCCATTATTCGTGCTAGCACCAATGAAGTGGTCATGATGCACATTGGAAACCAGGTTGATAATGCCGGTGTGCCAGCCGGCATTTTGTTGGAACATGCTAAGAAGGCTGAGCGCCGGATTAAGGAGTTGAAGAAACCCATAGCTTCTCCCGGCACAGTGCCACGCCAGTTAGAGTTCGGATATGCTCCTACCAACGGCACCATATCTACTATGATACGCCACAACCAAATTGGATGGGTTAAGGAATATGATCCGAAGTTTGATCACGCCGCTATGTATACCCCGAGACATAAGCAGGCTCGCAAAGAGCGAATGTCAGAACCCCGTTATATTGAGTTTTGTTCGACAAATCCGCCCCCTGCTATCAAGCAGCGATTTTGTCCGAATGTTTTGACCGAAGAAAACCTTCGGGTGGCTGCGGATAAATTTCGCTATACTACGCGTTTTCACCCCGAACTTCCCAATATGCAGCATTCAACGGTTTTACTCGTTGAGTTATTGCGCAAAGCAGTTAGTTCCAAGGCTCGTATGTGGACCTACAGCGAAGCCTGTGCAGATGTCGACCCTACGACCAGTGTTGGTTACCCTTATGATAAGTTATGGCATAATAAAGGCCAGGCTCTCGCCGATCCTAAACTTGGCGAGCTTGTTTCAGATTATTTGTTGAAGCTCGGCACACCAGATGAGAAGCATGAAATTTTAACCATGAATGCTAAGAATGGTGAAATACGTTTAGCAGAAAAGAAAGACAAGGCTCGCGTCATCTTCTGCGATTCAGTCGTCCGAGTGGTTGCCTCGAAAATGCTTGCTGGCGATATTTTCGACCAATTTCTGGCTGAGAGCAAGCGTTCTCCTTCGGGCAATTTTTGGTCAGCATTGGGTCTAGGCCCTCTTAAGGGCGGAATGAACAAATTGGCCATGTTGCTCAGCCATTACGAATGCCATTCGGCTGATGGTGATGCCTGGGAGACTACACAATCTTATGAAGCTATTCTCACTATGGGTGAGTGTATAGCTGAAGCCTGGAATTTGAAAGGTCGACACAAAGAACAATTCATGGCACTCATACGCCAAGAGGCTGAGAGCTGGGTGCTTGATATCGAAGGTCACTTCTTCGTTAAACACGGTTGTAATGGTTCTGGCAATTTTCTCACCTCCATGCTAAATACTGTCTTCAACATGTGGGTCCACATTTATGGTATTCTATGTCAACGACACTACACCACCATCGATGAGATGATGCTCCATTTCTCCATGTATTTGCTCGGCGATGATGAAATTTTAGTGAACCGTGTGAAGTTTGATCGGTCGGCCTTTTATCATGCGGCTTATATGGCCTTTGGCCTCACTTACACTCCAGGGCCTGAGGGTGACTTCACTCATCATACCTTTTACAACATGAACTTTCATTATGATGATGAGATAAAACAGTGGCTCCCTAAGCTCAATTGCGACAAGGCACATGCCACTCTCAATTCATTCACCGAACCTGACAAGGTCGGCCAACGGGCGTATTCTATTGCGCTCTTGTCTTATGCCGATAGTGAATGGCATGATCACTTTTGCAAATTCCTTACTTTTTTGGGAATACAGCCACCGCCTAAAGCCGTGACTTTGGCGATTATGACGGGTAAAACTTCCTTCTTTGGCTATAACAACAGGCTCGAAGAAAGTCAATGGCACCGTTCACTTGGAAAATTTTATGAACCAGAAACATACACATGGCTCGGCGATTTCGTGCCATCCACGCAGCTGG